ATCAAGTCTTTTGTGGGCTTGTTTTGTTGATTCTTCAACTTTAATAAGCCTTTCCCTGGATTCTCTAATATCATTTTTAACATTGGTCATTTCATTTTTTATTTCACTGATTCCAATGCCAATGTTTTCAAGTTTAACAATGACTGTGGTCATTTCCGTTGCATCCCGTTTATCATCAAGTTTTTGATTTCTTCTTAAATTTGAAATACCAGCAAAGATACCAAATGCTACTGACACACCTGAAATTAATAGTGCTACTTCAATTGTCAAACACGCCACTTCCTTTCGTAACAAAAATTAACCCCTTCGGAAGCTATAATTTTAACTTCTAAAGGGGTTTTTCTTCGGGGGTATGCCTTAATACACCCATAAAAATAATAGAAGCAGTTTAAGCATTGGAATCAGCATCCAATATTGCTTGAACTTCAGCCCTAATTCTTTCAGGCACATCATTAATTGTTTTAAGACCCTTCCTGATAAGGTCTGCATAAACTTTTGCCATCTTGATTCACCGTTCCTTTCTGTCATTAAGACATAATCATTTCATAGACTTCAACCAGTGCAAGCTGTGTGTCTGTTAATTGTTTATCCAACAGACTGATATATTCATCTTTTTCATACTGAATCATGTCATATTCATAACCAATAAATTCATTTTCTTCACCAACATTTTCTTTTACTTCAGTAATGTTTTTATGAATCCATACGCTGAATTCATCAATAATCATGGGTTTTGGGCTTATTGTGCTTCTTACCTTTCCATAATTCTTCATTTTAGTCCACCTTTCTTTCCCATAGAAATATTAATTACTGTGGTACATACAGCAGCCGCCCGCCGATGCTACGACTACGATGACTTGACCAATAGTACACATTCCAATAGAAACCACCCGCATTCGAACCATCAAGCCAAAGACCGCCTAGATATGAAACCGTGAAGCCATTATAAGTGTGATTTTGCCAGAAATTATCACCTACTGGAAGGGCAGAATTTCCAACTGTTTCTGATGGTAAGAATAAGAAATCACAATCTTCACTATATCCAAAGCCTGAGACATAACCATTTGATTTTGCAAGTGTGAAACCACAATTTTTATAAGGTGAAGTTTTAATATTATCAGCAAAGCCACTATCAGCCCAATAAGCTTGATGGATTCCTTTTGCTTCAATGTTAAGTCCATCAATCCACTTCCATATGTTACCCCAAAAGTTTTCTTCACCACGATATGTGACGGAAACCAATCCATTTGTTCCGGCTGCCATTCCTGAAGCATTGCCTAAATTAGTTGTTGCCCCTGTTAATTCAGATTCATTTCCTTCACCATCGGCTTTAGTTACAACACCCAAGCCAATAGCATTTTGCATATTAAAAGCTGCATACTCAATCATCATAAGCATTTGGGTTACTGATGCAGATAAAACATCAGAAATTTGCCATCCAACCCCTCTATTATTGGCAAGTTTTCTTGTATTTGCTCTTGTAAGGTTTTGAGTTAATCCGCTTGCTGGTTTAGCATTTGCTATTGAAGAAAGCTTATCTGCATTAAAATCAGCAACCTGTTCATCATTTAATAAATAGGTTCCCGCTGATTCATCATAAATACTACCTTCATATGCTGATAAGTAAATTTTATCTTTTACTATACCATTTCTGATGAAAGCAGGATGTACTTTGAAGCCAGGTTTATAAGTATCAGATATATAATATCTTGCTTTTCTCAAATGATAGCCAATACCATCTTGAATTTTTTCAAGTTTCAAAGGAACAACCTTGTAATAGAATTTTGGTTGTTCAACCATAACCTGAACTATTGTTCCAACCGGATAAGTAACTGAATCTTTTTGAATTTCAACTGTTGTCTTACCGGTTTCACTGTACCCAGGTTCACCATAATAAGCTAAAACAACACCATCATCTGTTAAAATACATCTTTTTCTTCCGCCAAAGGCATTTATACTGTCAAAATCAGCACCAGGATTTTTCCCAACTGCACCTGCAAGTCTTGTGAATTTCCTATTTACAAAGTCCACTTCAACACCAACAATATCATTTTCAGTATAACCAATGAACCCTTTAACATCAGCTATTTCAGCAGCTAAATTATTGACCATTTCAACAGTTGCAGTTGCATTTGGATTGACTGTAATATTCACATTATCAGCATTACCAACAACTGTTTCAATGTCAACTAAAATACTGGAAGCTGATATTCCATCTTGTGGGGGCATCCAATCTGCTTCAATTGCAGTGGTTATTGAATATAGAATTTCACCTTCCTGTGGGTCAATTGCATAAAGTCCAATATTTCTAACATAATAACCTGCTTCCAGGTCAGCATTTGTGAAAACCCCACTTACTCTAATTTTCGCAGGGGAAACCTTTGTTACACTTGCAACATCTACTGTTTGCTTTATCCCTGAAAGACTATCCAATTCTTCAAAATTGGTTTCACTTGGATATTGATGGTCAGAAGTTCTGATTTTAGTGAAATTTGGTGTTGCTGTTCCAGCAAGTATTTTTGCTATTAAAGCATGACCTTTTTTTGTAATAATTGTGCTATTAAAACTTGCCATTGTTTATTAACCACCTTTCTTTAATCATTTGAAGTAAGAATATAATGTAAACCACAAATGGTTGCACTTCCAAGATGCAATGCTGTTTCTTTTTGGGCAAATAAAATATTTTCAACATTTATAATCAAGTTACATGGAATCATCTTATCCAGCAGATTATAAAGTTCATTTAATCCACCGTAAATTCCTATGTGAGTTGTTAGGTCAATAGTATATTCATCATTTCTTAAAATAATGGTGTAATTTCCTTTACCACATAGAACATCAAGCTTGTTTAATAAAGAATTCCAAGTATAAGGAATTCTATTATTCCATATTGCAATTACCCTGAATATTCTTGATTGTAGGGTGTCATCTGCTGAAGGCTTTATTCCAAGTATTTTTTCATATCTTGCAATTCCGGCTTTATCAACATCATGAATAAATAAATTACCCAAAACCTTTTCCGAAGCATCAAACACTTGTTGAAATTCAGGGTTTTCAGCATTGGTGATGGCTTGATATTCTCTAACTTTTTGAAGAACAGGTGGAAGATATGAAATTAAATTTGCATCCCTTTTCATACATTCACCACCGTTCCTAATACAGGTATTTCATATTCACCAAGGATTAAATTTTCAGCAACCCCATTGATTTTAGTTCCTGTAATATCAATGATTCCATCAATGGTTAATATCCTTGTTTCAATTTGGGCAATTCTTATAACATTTAATGAATTGTTTGCCCATTCTTTCCTGATTTCCAGCAAATATTTATCAATTGCTGCAATTACATCAGCTTCAACCATTGACCAATTATAACCTGTGTCCAATGTAACTGTTGTTGATATGTTTACTATCACTTCATCTGCTGTATTTACTGTTACAACATGACCTATTGGGGCAATCCCATCACCTTTACCTGGATTTCCAGCAGGGTCAAGTATATCTTGAACAGTATCAATTAAAACATTAGATGCTTTATTAAAATTGGCATCCAGTATGGTAATAAGAACTGTTCCACCACCATTCCAAACAGGTGTTACTTTAGTTGCACCAACACCGGCAATGGCATTGGTTTTTTGAATATAATCCTGCTTGTTTCCACCATAAGGATTAGTTTCAAATGAATTAAAATATCTTTGCCTTAGAACTTCAGTATCTTCTTCATCTTCACCTGGTATTAGAACAGCAGTCAATTCAGCAGTGGTCAAACCATCAATGTAATCAATCGGAATAAGAGTTCCAAGTTTTTGATTTCCGATTTCACCAGGGGTTTCACATTCCATTTGAAAAACACCATCTGAAATCTTTGCAATAGCCCTGTAATTTAGATTATCAAGGGAAAATCTTGAACCAATGGGAATATCAATATTAAAATGTCCTTCCAGGATTGCTTTTGTTGCTTCTTTAGGGAAAATTCCCCTTTCTGCACACCGTTTAATAAGATATTCCCTTTGTGCTGTATCTGCAAATGATTGATTTAATATCCAATCTAATTCTATATACATATTTTGCAATTCGACAGCAGCGGGGGCAAGGGCATTGTAAATAATCGAACCTTCCCGTTTATCTAAATTTTGTGGAATCCTGTCAAGCATCCTTTGAAGTATAACTTCATAAGTCATGTGTTCAAACATATTAAATTGTCACCACCCTTTCTGCTTCAACATCACCAAATATGGTGTGAACAGTGAAAGTTGCATGAACTTTTCC